CAGCTTTTAACAAGAACTATTAATGGCGATCGTGGAAAAGGCGGCCGTATAATTTACACATTTACCCCTGAGAACGGAAGGACCGAACTTGTAATTCAATTCAGCGACACACCATCTGTAGATCAGTCTTATATGCAGATAGGCTGGAACGATGCGCCTCACATGACTGACGAAAAGAAAGAACGCTTGCTTGCTCAATATCCTGCACACCAAAGAAAGATGAGGTCTGAAGGCGAACCAATGCTTGGGCATGGTCGTATCTATGATATTGACGATGACTTTATTTTATGCGATCCGTTTATAATTCCTGATTTTTGGGGCGTTATTGTAGGTATGGATTTCGGTTGGGATCATCCGCAAGCATTCGTTAAGCTTGCGTTTGACCCAGATAATGATATAACATACGTAATTAACTCATGGAAAGCGGCAAAAGTTAGTGCCAATGATGCATGGGGAGCCGTGAAGCATTGGGCGGAAGGTGTTCCGGTAGCGTGGCCCGCTGATGGGTTGCAGCATGAGAAGGGCAAAGACGTTGCAACGCAGCAGAAAAAGAATTGGAGTGACGCCGGATTCTCACTTATCTATGAGCATGCAACCTGGCTTGAGGGTGGGGTATCGGTTGAGAGTGGGCTATATAAAATAGCCGACCTTCAGCGAAAGGGTAAGTATAAAGTATTTAAAGGCCAGCCTGCCCTCATGGAAGAACACAGGCAATACCATAGAGACGAGAAAGGCAACATCGTAAAAGTTATGGATGACTTGCTTGACGCCGGGAGATATGGCAAGATGATGAAGCGATTCGCAAAGAAACAAGGGCAAGTCGGAGTTACACCGAAACCATTTAAAAAACCAGCACCGATTAAACCAATGGGGAGGCGTGGGTAAATGCCTTTAGATCTTAAAGAATTAATGAGACTTCACGACACAAGTTATTCGTCCGGTCAAGTGAATAGAGAACAGTCAGCAGATGATATGATTTTTCATTGGGTCACGCATTGGGACGACCAGACACTTGAAGAGTCAACGCTTGGATATCGTGGTGAATTTGATTTACTTCGTAAGGCATACAGACAGATTATCGCAGAGCTTGCGGAAAATCCGGTTCAGGTTGATTTTGATCCGGTAGGCGATACAAAAGAAGATGTTGCTGACTTCCTTGATGGAATATACAGAACTGAAGACGGTGAGAACTCAACTATTGAGGCATACTCACAAGCAGAATCAGAGGCCGTTGTATGTGGCTGCGGTGCATGGGAGCTATACACCGAATACGAAGAGATGGGCGGAAACAATCGGAATCAGGTAATTAAAAGGCGTCCTCTTTACGAAGCAAACAACAATGTATATTGGGACCCTAATTCGAAGAGACTTGATCGGGAAGATGCTGGTTGGGTTGACGCTCTTGTGCCATACTCAGAAGACGGATACCGAAAGCTTGTTAAAGAAATGACCGGGGAAGAACTCGACGTTGGCATGCCTTCGTTCAAATATCCTGAGCAGAGTCATACATTTCCGTGGATCGGTGGCGAAGGTAAGAAGGTTTATGTCGTAAGGTTTTATCACAGAGAAAAAGTAAAATCAAAGATACTCACGTTCACAGATCCTTTCGGTGAAACTCTGCAGTATAAAGAGTCAGAGGTGAAGGGGTATGAAGATTATATTATTGACATGGGGTTGAAACAGGACGAAGAAGCAACAAAGGCTGTTGAAGAGTATGAGGTTAGGCTTTACATTGCGTCCGGCGCCGAGATACTTAACGGAGAGATGAACGAGGAAACAGGAGAACGCGAAGGTGAGATTATTGTAGGACAGAACCTGGCGATTGTCCCGATGTACGGTGAACGTGCTTTTATAGAAGGTGAGGAAACATACGAAGGTTTCGTTAAGCTTGCTAAAGATCCTCAGCGACTGAGAGACTTTGCTTTATCCTATGAGGCCGATGTTCTTTCAAGATCTCCACGGCCTAAACCTATCTACTGGCAAGAGCAGATTGCCGGACATGAGGATATGTATGGCGAGACAGGATCAGAAAACAACTATCCTTATTTAATTATGAACCGGGTCGCAGAGGATGGTACGCCTCTACCTGTTCAAGCAATTGGTGTATCGCCTGAGCAAACAATACCACAATCAGTCTTCGAAATGATCGACCAGACCAGACAGGCCGTTGAAGATGTCGCCAACCCTGGCATACCTCAAGACGTTGCTGATCCTGATATGAGCGGTAAGGCTATCCATGCGATACAGGCGAGAATCGATAAGCAATCAATCATTTATCAGATCCACAGGAAGCATGCAAAACGAAGAGATTCAAAGATATATGCTGGCATGGCTGCTGAGATATTCGACGTTCCAAGAAAGATGACGGTCACGAAGAAAGATGGTTCAAGAAGCGAAGACGAGATTATGAAGTCTACAATAGGCGAAGACGGAAATGTTGTCGTTCTTAATGACTTTAGGGACGCATCTTTTAAAACATACTCAAAGATCGGCCCAAGTTATTCAAGTCAGAAGGAGCAGACCGTTGAACGTATCACAATGATGATACCCAACATGGACCCAGGCGACCCGATAAGACGAGCATTACTATTAAAGTCTCTTGAACTAATGGATGGCGTAGAGTTTGACGACATTAAAGAATACGCAAAGAAAGAGCTTATCTTGTCAGGAATCACAGAACCAGAGACAGACGAAGAAAAAGCAATGCTTGAGCAGGCGCAGAACCAACCGCAGAAACCAGACGCTAACATGCAACTTGCATTAGCTGAGATGGAAAAGGCAAAAGTAGGGCACGAAAAGAATCAGATTGAAGTCATGAAGATTCAAGCCAACACACAGAACGAAAACGTTAAGCGCATGATTGATAAGTTTGGAGCAATAACAGACAGGCTTGAAACTCAGATATCGGCGCAAGAAGCCGGGGCAAACATAGACTTTAAACGTGCAGAGAGAATGGATAAGCAGGTTGAGACTGCTATTGAAGATATGAGTGACGACGATCTAATGCAAATAGCGATGGGGCAATAAATGAAATTACATATAAAAGACACTCACACATTTGAACAGCAAACATTTGAATACGGTAATGAATGCTGGTTTGTCTCAAGGCTTGTTGAAAAAGCAAAAGACTTGCCTGTACAGGAAATGCCACTAACGGCTTTAAATACATGCAATCTATACCCAACGTCTAAAACTATGGCTCAGTTTGTAAACCATGTCAGGAAGGTTAACAACGCTGATTTATCATACCCCATTATCTTGGATGACGAGGGTTATGTTATGGATGGTAGGCACAGAATAGCAAAGGCACTGCTCGAAGGCAAAGAGACTATAAAATTTGTTAGGTTCGAAGAGACTCCTTACCGAGATTATGAAAAAGCGGAGAATAAATGAATATAACAAAAGTTGCTAAATATATTACCGACTTAATGGCTCGTAAATGGTACGGTAAATTGACATTAAGCATTGAAGCTGGTAAGATTACTTTAATAAAGCACGAAGAAACGATACGAGAATTATAACAGGGAGTGGCTCAGATGGGTAGAGCGGTGGCTTTGGAAGCCTCAGGCCGTTGGTTCAAGTCCAACCTCCCTGACCAAAATATGCAGGTTGCTGGTGTAGTGGCAACATACTTGACTTTGAATCAAGTGTCTTAGGTTCGATTCCTGGGCTACCTGCCAACATGTGGCTGAATGCAAACCGGTACGCAGTCAGGATGTGACCCTGATGCAAGAAGGTTCGAGACCTTCCGGTCACCCCAACAATTTAACATAGGTATCAAAACAATTGAGCCTTAGTGTTAGCGTAAGACCTTGATAGGCGGCTAATGTTAAGGCTTTTTTGTATTTTATAACCATAACGCGATAATCAAAGACCGACAAGGCAAACGCTGAAGGTCAAGGAGAAGCAAATGGGATTCAAAGAACAAATTGCAGCTAACGAAAGCGAAGAAGAGGTTATAATTGAAGAAGAAATAATCATCGAAAACGCTGACGATATACCAGCCGAAGGTGACGATGAAGAGGCTTTAGACGAAAACGGTGAACCCGTAGTTCTCGAAGAGTGGCAGAAAGCAGAAGCCGACATAGAGACAGACGGAGACAAGCCAAAACCCGAGAAGTCTTTAAAAGCAAAGAAGAAGCTCAAAGGATTATTGACTGAGCGCGAAACCGAACTGACAGAGCAGCAAAAAGAGAATGAACGGCTCCGCTTAGAGAATGAGAAACTTAGAGCAGGATCTTTGACAAATTCAGAACAAGGCCAGCTTAAACGACCCGTTGAAGAAGATTTTGAGGACGAAGACGGTTACGTTGACAAATCAAAGTACCATGCTGCTCAAGATGCGTATGATGATCAACGGTACGAGCAAAGGCAGGCTAAGAAGAACGCAAGCAGCGAAATCAAGGCAATAAATGAATCTATATCTGAAGGAGTTGACGCACATTATACCAGGGCTGAAGAACTTGTTGAGGCAAGTGGTATCAATCCTGATGTTTATAAGTCAGCAGATATTAAATTCAAAAAGGCCATTGAAGAGGTCGTGCCAAAGAATGGAATGGCTGTCGCTGACCTTCTTATATCCTCACTTGGTGAAGGATCGGAAAAGGCAATTTTCTTTGTAGGCAATAACGACGCTGCAAGGGAAAAATTTAAAGCTCTTCTATCTAAAGACTCAAGCGGGTTTAAAGCTGCTATGTATTTAGGAGAAGAAAAACAACGACTTAAAACTAATTCGCCAGCGAAACAGGTATCAAAAGCAAAGGCCCCGGCAACAAAGATTAAAGGCGATGCTCCTCCAAGCGGTGTGTCAAGCAAAATACAAAAGCAGTACGACAAAGCACACGCAGAAGGAAACACGGGCAAAGCAATCAAGATTAAACGCCAGGCCAAGAAAGACAAGATAGATACCTCCCGTTGGTAAGGAGAATATAAATGGCAACTACAGGTAAAATAGTAGAAGTATTATTTGAAAACGCTCTTGAAACGCATGAGCTTGAACCGCAGTTACTTGAACTGACAACACTTGTTACACCAGATGCAGCTATGATGCAAAACTCTGGTGATGTTCAGTGGCGCACAGTTGATCAACATGCAGACCTTTTCAGCGGGTTCGATGCAACTGGTCAGGAATCAGAAATCATTGAAGAAGAGTACCCCCGTATCCTTGGTGTCCCAACGAACGATTTACCAAAACAGCGTATCGATAAATTAAGAGATATGCAGTTTTGGAAAAGACGTGGTCAGGAATCCGGCAAGCAGCAGGCGCGAGAGTGCAACAAGCAGATTGCGGTTGCAATGGCGAAGCAGGCAGGTATGTATTACAGGTCGAATGCTACAAGCGGGTTTGATTTCCTTGACGAGGCATCTGTCCTTATGTCTGAACGCCAGTTGGCAAGCACTGAATCGTGTTTCATGATTAACCCTCGTGATATGAGTACCTTCGCAAAAGATTTGGCAGCACGTCAGACAATCAAAGGTAGACCAGAAGACACATGGAAGACTGGGCAAATTGGGTCCGGCGTTTCCGAATTTGACGGTATTTATAAAGGCAATTACCTGCCAAATATCCTGGGCGGCGCTGCTTCAACAACCGTAACAGGAAACCATACCTTTAAACCTGAAGGCGGAACAGCCGATCAGGATGCGGGCACAGTAACAAACGTTGACTACAGAAATGCAACACTTATCGTTGCAGATTCAAGTGTATTCGTTGCAGGTAGTAAGGTTACTATCTCAAACAGCGGGACTACCGTTAAGGCTCTTGGGCTTGCAGATAAAACAGATACCGGGCAGGCAATGACATTTACGGTTAAAAGCATTACAGATGCAACTCACATCGTGATCTCACCGAAGCCGATTGCATACGATGACTCAAGCCTTACAAGACTTGAAAAGCAGTATGCCAATATCGATACACAGATATTGAACACCGCGACTGTTGACCGAGCAAACGTTGACGCATCCAAGAAAGTCAACCTTTTCTGGGACAAGTCAGCTGTTGAAGTTATCGGTGGAACAATGCCTATTGAGTTGTTTGGTGACATGGCTGGTAAAAAGTATATCTCTGAAACACTCGCCAACGGCCTTGAGATGTACATGATTTACGATGGCGATATCCTGACCCTTGATTTCCGTTTCAGAATCTTCACATGGTACGGTATCACAATTGCTAATCCATCAGCGGTTGGCGTTGCAACAACTTATTCATAAAACTTAACCCGGGCTTAATACCCCGGGCATAAAGGAGCATAACATGCCTAAAATTGTAAACTTTGACTTCAGACATTATTCGAAAACAACAGAATACGTAGAAAGTCCAATCCTTGCGGTTGCGGCTGACGTGTTGGTAATGCCTTTAACGCACCCGTATATTGAGAAGACTACCGGCGCAGATGCCGAAGCTCTAACGCTGGCAGACGGTGAGCCAGGGCAGACGGTACAGATTGAACTTAAGGTTGACGGCGGTGGTACTGGTACATTGACACCGGCTACTGCTTCAGGATTTTCAACGATTGCCTTTGCTGATGCTGGCGATACAGCGATACTCGGATACGTAGACGATACAGTGGGATGGATAATCCGAGGTGTTTGGGGACTTACAGCACAACCAACAGTAGCATAATTAATCCTTTGGGGTGACTATGGTATAGCCACCCCTCAGAACAAAGGAGAACACAATGGGTAACAGAGATTTTTTCCACACAGGTTTAAACGTCGGTAGAAGTGACATTGCAAAGGCTATTGGTTTACAGGGTCCCGGTAATTCTTATTATGTCGATTACGGCAATGGCGTCGACACAAACAGCGGTACCACATGGGCCACAGCCTTTAAAACATACAGTAAAGCTGTCAGCGCTTGCACAACAAATCAGAATGATATCATTTATGTTAACGGAGTCGCTGAAGTTGTTGAAACAGCAATGGTGACACTAAGTAAAAGCCGGGTTCACACCATTGGCGTTAACGGACCGTTAGGACATTATGGACCCGGTGCAAGAATAAGCCTTGGTATTACAGTGGCAGCAACAGACATTGCCACCTTTAAAAACACAGGCGTTAGAAATACTTTCACAGGTATTAAGTTCTCTAACTCGAACACTGTGGCAGAAGGTCTTTACTGTGTTGCAGAAGGCGGAGAATACGCGCGATATTTCAATTGCGAATTTTACAAGTCAACAGATCTTGACGACGCCGGCGCTTCTGAGTTTCTTCACAATGGAGATAGCACACAGTTTTATAATTGCACATTCGGAAGTTCTGCAAATGAAACAGGTAATATCCGGGCAAACGTTCTCTTGACTGCTACACTTGCCGGTAAAAAATGCCGTGATACTTATTTCGAAAACTGCCTATTCTTGGCGAAAGCTGACGATACAGACAAAGTCATGGTGTACGGAGCAAACGCAACAGACGTTGAAAGAATGTTGCTGATGAAGAATTGTGTGTTTGTAAACAACCTGCTTGGGGCTGGTACTCCTGCTCACGCGGTTGGGTTTGGTGCTGCACAGACACAGGGATCTGTTATTCTAAAGGACTGCGCTTCTGTAGACTGCACTGTAATGGCAGAGGCCGGAGTGGCTATTTATGTGAGTGGTGCCGTTCCGACATTCGCGACATCAGGCGTATCAGTAACAGTTTAAAAAATGGTGGGGGCTTCGGCCCTCGCTTTAGGAGAAAATATGTCAGTCGTACTTTACAAGAAAGGCGTAGACGTAGATATGAACGGTTTAAACTGCGACATTTTAGTTGTTGCTCCTGAGCTGTTCAACGCGAATCAATTACCGGGTGGGTGGTTCTTGACCCCTAAAGATGCGTACCGAGACACAGAAGAAGAGGCAGCAGAAAAGGATCGGTTGCGCTTAGAAGTTCAGCAAAAAGAAATAGAAGACAGTTTTAAAGAAATTGAAGTTGAAGAAGTAACTATTGAAGCCAAGCCAGAAGAAAAGCCAAAAGAAGTAAAAGCTTTAACATGTAATGCCAAGATAAGAAACGACGCAAAAGAAGCAGGGATTGAGGACTGGAAAAAAGCAAGGATTGAAACCCTTAAAGATAAATTAAAGGCGTAGGGTATGGCCCAATATTTAAAAGGCGATTGTGTCAACAACGCATATACAGAGCTAAGAATCTCAGGGTTGACAAGTGAGCCAAGCAGCGGAGAGAAAGCGGTGGCATTACGTAGGCTTGAAGGTATGGCGAATGAATACCTAAAAAGAAATGTCTGTGTTGGTTATAATCTTGAAGACGATCCAGACTTTAATTCATCAGCAGGAATACCGGCAGAGTATCAAGAGTCGTTTGAGCTTTGCTTAGCCCGTAGATTGATTTCCACATTCGGTAAAGGCTCAATGGATAAAATAGATCCAGAATTATTAAAAAGACAGAGCGCTGCCTTTTCTTTCTTGTCATCGTCTACGGCACCAAAGAGGCAGACTCAAGCAGGGTCACGAATGCCACTTGGTAACGGTAATACATTGCGGAATTTCAGATACAGGCGGTTCAATAGACCAGTTCCACAAGTTCCTTTATCATGTGCAAGCAAGGTTATGACTGTTAACGCCACAAATGATTTTATAGAGCATTTCGATTCTTTCCTTATAGACTCAGAAACTATTGCGTCTTACACTATCGATGCTGATACCGGCCTAACAATTGTATCAAGTTCTTTATCATCTCCTGACGTGCTTTACAGGATAAACGCAGCCGGGAGCAGTTCAGAAAGGTCAGACACCTTTCTACAAGTATTGGTTATCGCAACAACAAGCACCGGAAGAATTGAGCCAAGAACAATTAACTTTGAATTAAAACCGGAGACGATAATTGCCTGAACAATCAATACCTATGTTACAGGGTGACAAAGTGGCCCCCGGACTCGAAACAGACTATCGGGATGCGCTTAACGTCAATATGTACGCCGTAGAGCGTCAACTACTTGGCGCAGCAGGTTACTTGCTTTCATACCCTGGGCTAACTCAGCTTGGCACCGGATCTGGCATTGATCGTGGCGGTATTTATAACGAGAGATTCAGCGACCAATACAGACTATCAGGCACGTCTCTTATATCTGTTGCTGCTGATGGTACAAAGGCTGTATTAGGCACAGTGTCCGGAACAGATCAAGCCACAATGTCAGCGTATAGTTTTAACACTCAATGCGTTGTTGCAAACGGAAACGCTTATCTATACAGCCCATCAACCGGATTTAATCAGATAACGGATGCTGACTTAGGTTCGCCAATTGACGTTGTGTGGACAACCCCGGGATTCTACTTCTTTACAGACGGTGAATCCCTTTACCATACAGACATAGCAAGCGAAAGTTCAATAAATCCTTTAAGCTTCGCAACCGCTGAGTTTATGCCCGATAAGTCATTAGGCCTAAGCTTAAACGCAGAAAACAAGATAATGGTTTGGGGCCGGGACTCTCTTGAATACTTCGTTTATAACGCCCAGGCTTCAGGGTTCGCATTCACAAGGCTTCCGACACGATCTCAGAAAATCGGAATAGTCGCAACCCATGCAAAATGTGAGGTCGGTGGCAAGTTTTATATAACTGGTGGACGAAAAGATGATGCCGTATCAGTCCATATTATAGGAACAGGAACCGCACAGAAGATATCAACCCGTGAAATAGACAAGATTTTAAAGCAATACACAGAGGTAGAATTATCAGACATGAGAATGGAGGGAAGGACAGAAGATAATATAGCTTTTATTATTATCCACCTTCCTAATGAAACTCTGTGTTTCAATGAAAACATTGCTTTGAAATTTGGTATTAACAAAGCATGGTCAATATTAAAGTCAGATGTTTACGGAAATACGCCATATCGAGCCATTAACGGCATCAACGACGCTCGTTCATCCAAGTGGGTTTACGGTGATAAGATCGACTCGACAATCGGCTATTTAGACAATGATTCATGCGAGCATTACGGCAATATAGCGGAATGGATTATATACACCCCTGCGCTTAGACTTGAAACAATGTCTATGGACCAAATAGAGATTGAAACGATACCGGGACACACTGCGACAGATGACGCAACAGTTGCATTTTCTACATCGTATAACGGGTTAACATACGGTCATGAAGAGTGGCTTGATTACGGTGGACAGAACGAATATGACAAGAGGTTTTTTGCAAGGGCGCTTGGGTATGTGCCTGATTGGGTGACGCTTAAATTTAGAGGTGCAACCCGGTCAAGAATGTCTTTCTTAAATTTACGCTTAACATATAGCTAAGGGTTTTATGCCATCACCGCCAACAGTAGAAAGATTGACCAGCTCAGTATTAAGTGCGGTTGCATTGCGTGAACTTGTGCCGGATTGGCCTGAGCCTATTATCGACGAATGGCTCAACTTTATTGAAAATTTTATTGCCCTTGCTAATGTTATTGATATTGAAATTGACCAAAAGATTGAAGAAATAGCGACAGATTTTTTAGATGGATCGGTTCCGTTTGCTGAGTCAGGGCATTTAGTAGCGGATATTAATAGAATTTTTTGGGACATATCGGCAAATATCTTTAAGATCGGTGGAATAATTCAAAGCTCCGGAAGAATAAAGGGCAATGTTTATGTAACTCCGGCAATGTCACCATATTCAATACAGTTTGAAGACGAGGTAATAACTTGTGATACGGATGTTGCCGATATCACACTGCTTCTACCGGAAGGAACAGCAGGAGAGCCACACAAGATAACAAACGTCGGATCTCTTAACAACGTTGCGAATTTGACACCATTCGGGATTGAAGAATTAGAGGGCGACAACTCAACGCTACAAATCCATGACACAGAGACTCTTGACATTGCGTATGATGATAATACAGGGTGGTGGGCTTAATGACCAAACTTAGAAATATAGTAATAACAGACAATACAACCGGTGTCCCAGCCGGCGTAAACTCAGACAATCAGCTTTACGTAGAGTCAGAGATTGTCGATGCTTCAGGGAAAAACTATTTATTGACACCAAACAGCAATGCGCCTGTTGAGATTAAAAACGCTGACGGATCTGCTGTTGACGTTCAACACCCACTTCCAACAAATAGCGATAGCACGTATGTTAAAAATATTAATACAACGTATTCAGACAACGGTGATTTTGCCGGTAGTGTTTTGGATTATTTTGATTCTTTAAAGTCTGTGAATTGCAATGCCACGGCAGACAATCCTAAAATAATTAAGTTGTGGTTTAACAGAACTATTTATTCACACGCAATCGGTTTCGGATGTGATAATTTAGCAAAAAATTTTGGGACATCTATCACAATAAAACTGCTTGGTAGCGGTGAAGCTGTACGATTTACAAAAACATTCACAGCGGGTGATCCAAATAGCTTTCTTGCTGAATTTGGGCCTAAGGCTTTTAATGGTGTTATTCTTGAATTTAATACAGCAAATGAAGTATGTTTAAGCAATTTAACAGTACCAACATCTATAGAAACAAACTCGACGCTACACGGTTTAGATCCTGCAGGAGATGTTCAAGAAGTCCAAGTCACGCCTGACGGATATCTTTCAGTATCTGATACGTCAAGCGGTTTAGCTATAGCTGACGGGAGTGTATCGGGAAAATCTTTTATACATAAATTCGGGGAAGCCGTAGACTTTGATTCTGGTGATGGAGCTGTTAATATATGGGATGGTGCCAATGACTCTCTATTCGCAGGTGCACCGCCAATGCAGTACACATACTCTTCTTCTGATGATATAGGTACTATATCAAGTTCAAATGCTGGCGATACTATTGATGTAGAAATATTGGGGTTAGATACAAATTATGATATAGTTACACAAACAGTCAGCCTTGCAGGACAGGCAGACGTTTTATTATCAACCAATCTTCTTCGCGTTTTTCGTATGACAAATGTCGATTCTACAGATATTGTTGGTGTTGTTTATTTAAGGACTAACGGTTCAGGCCAAACCTCGGGGGTTCCAAACACTGCGAACACTGTCAGAGCTATTATAAATAACGGAAATAATCAAACGCTGATGGCTATTTATACAGTTCCTAATGGTAAAACAGGTTATATGAGAGATTTTTTTTCCGATATCGTTGGAGCAAATAAAACTTCTAATTATAAAATAACATTAAAAGCGCGCCCCCTTGGGCAAGTTTTTCAAGTCAAGCATGTGAAAGGTCTTGGTGAGACAGGGTCGAGTTCAGTTCATCATAAATACGAAGAGCCGGAAGTATTCCAAGCAAAAACTGACATTGCTTTAACATCAGAGACAACAGATTCACCAATAACAGGGTCCAATATTTCGGGTGGGTTTGATATAGTTTTGGTGGATAATTAGAAATATTAATTCAAGATGATTTATCAAGTCTTGTTACTTTTACAATGAGGGCGCAAGGAAGGGTTTTTAGCCCTTAAGGAGTAAATTATGGGACTCAGTCTATCAGACATTGGCGATGCTGTATTGGGGTATACAAATAAATAAGGAGTAAAGTATGAGCTATATTTCTGATAAGTGGGAAAAGTCAGGGGTAGAAAAATGGGCCAAGGGAGAGGGTGACCTAGGTTATAAAACCATTTATGACGATTTGTCAGGGAAAACAGCTGGTGATGCGGCGTTGGCCGCTGCAGAAACAGAGGCAGCTGCAATGACTGACCAACTAAACTACCTTATGGAAATAAACAGACTCCCTCAACAGTATAGAGAAGAGGCGCTAACAGAGCTTGCTAGTCTATACGGGCCGGAAGGCGCAGGAAGTCAACAGAAAATGATAGAACGTGCCAAAGCATCACCACTCTACCAGCAAATCATGGGTGGACAAAAGGCCGGTGAGGAGGCTATAATGAGAAACGCTGCGCAAACCGGTGGGCTACGCTCCGGCAATGTTCAAAGCGCTATGTATGACTATAGCACACAGCTACAGAACCAAGCCCTTACGCAAACATACGGGCAGCAATTACAAGGCCTTCAAGGGTTGGCCGGTCTTGGCACAAACGAGCAGCAGATAGGGCAAACGATGGCTAATATCGGGCAGACACAAGCTCAAGGTATATTAGGCCAGGCGCAAGCACAGACGCAAGGAACTCAAAACATGTTAAACCTTGGCTTAGGCTTAGCCGGGCAATTTGTATAAGGGGGAACAATGGCAAGTCAAAACCCATACGTTATAGAGTCAGCAAGCCCGATGCAGGGCTTAAAATTTCTTAGTGGTCGGCTAGAAAAGAGGCGAGATTATAACCGGGCATTAGCGAAAGAAAACAAATTCAAAGAAATCAGATCAGAGGCGTATAAAATCTTAAAGAGCGGTGACCCTGAAGCCCTTGAGGTATTTATGGGTTCGAGCGCCGACGCACAAAAGGCCGTAGAGAGTATAATGGCCGGGCAGGACAAAGTTGCAACACGTAATATTGTCAACGCTTCGAAAGATATCTTACTTGGAGACGCTGAACCGGTTGAGACTCTTACCTCCTACGCAAGAAAGACTATGGAAGAAGGCGGCGACGCTAAATCCATAATTGAAACAGCGCGAGACGTTGCAGGGGCAAAGAGTAACGAAGAAAAGCAACAGAAGATAGACAAGATGCGTAAAAAGGCTGAAATGTCTTGGATGATTGCTGACCCTAAAGGATACAAGGAATATAAGACTGTTAAGGATAGCAAGGCAAAAACAAAAACGGGTAAATCTTTAAAGCTCGAACAACTTATAAATAAAAGAAATGAAACAGCAGAAGGATCACCTGACAGAGATATATATGAGCAGGCAATAAAAAAAGAAATCGCGTCAGCAGGACAGGCAAAAGAAAGGCCGTTCATGTCAAAGTTAATGGCAGACGGATATATGCCAGGATCGAGAATAACAGGCCCGATGCTTGACGCATTCGAAGCAGCAGCCTCAGCCGCAGATAAAATGGGTAATCCGCTAACAGTGGACCGACTCAAACAAATGGAGTTTGACGCTGTAAAGAATAGAAAAACAGGTTCAACGGCAGGCGGAAGGTTGGTAATATCCAGAGCGCAAAATATAGAATCAGGCCAAGAGCTTCTTAAAGAGATGAAGCATACTTCAAAAAAACTTAATTTCTCTAATATCAAATGGAAAGGTTCTCTTGAAAAATGGAAAAAAGGAAAGTTAAATGATCCTGTTTTCGCTGAATACATGACACAACGTGCCGACGCATTATTTGTTATTACTGCGGCAATGAAAATGAATGGTGTCACCGATAAGGCAATAGAAGTTGAAGAGGAAGCATTCCCAATAGAAAGCTCACCAAGGGCTTTTAATGCTTGGTATAAAACCCAGATGAGAGCATTGAACAGAGCCGGAAAACTTATGAACAGGGATTTCGGGTTTGGTATTAAATTGCAGCCTACCGGAGAAGAAGAGCCAAAACAAGAGACAGCATCACAATACAAGGAAGGACAAACAGCAACCGGGCCAAACGGCCAAAAAGCTATATTCAGGGGTGGTAAATGGGAGGCTATGTAAATGTCTGAGCTACCTGCAGGATTTACAATTGATGAAGCACCAAGTGAATTACCGGAAGGATTCTCTGTTGACGCACATCCTCAAGAGCAAATACCAACGCAACAACCAGACCTTTCAGGAGTAATGAGCCAATACAACGCCAGGTCATTAGATCCTAAAAGAATGGCGGCGATTGATGAATTAAAAAGACGTGGAGTAATTGGGGGCCCTGAGACACTTGGAACTATGCCAGACATAAAACCGGCATTCGGAAGCGTAGAGGAAGCAGCCAAGGCAGGGACAAAATCAGGTATAGACCTTTTAAGACCGTCAATAGAAGGCATGGCATCTGTAGCGGCCGGGATGGCCGGTATGGGAGCAGGCCCAGCAGCACCGTTGGCAGTTCCAGCAGGCGCAGCGCTTGGCTATACAGCGTCAAAGAAAATTCTTGACAGTCTTGAAGGGTGGGCAACGCTACCACCAGAAGTAAAAAAAGCACCGGCCATGGCTCAGGTAAAAAGTGTTATGGAGGATTACGCAACCGGTTTAACGTTCGAGTTTGGTGGACCTGTAGCAATGAAACTTTTATCGTATGTCGGTAAAGGCGTTGCCGGTGGCTATGGTAAAGTGAAGGATATTGTACGTAAAAACACACCAGCAATTTCAGAAGAACAAGTATCAAAAAGAGCAGCGGAAATAATTCAAGAACATCGTGGTAATTTAGCCCAATACGATAAAAATCTTGCTGAAGCTCAAGGAGTCACAAAAGAAATAGAAGGATTTAGCCCTTCATTAGTCCAGAAAACCGGAGATCCTGGCTTGACAAAACTTGAAAGAGGAATTGCAGGAGAAATAACAGAACTTAAAAAAGCCGAGAATTACGAAGCAATAGAAAGTTTTCTAAAAGGAAAGTTTAGCGGGAGTCAAACCGTTGATGATGTGCTTGAAAATTTAACGGCTCAGAAAGCTGGTTTACAAGCGGAGTCTAAGCAAGCAACGCAAGCCGCAAAGATTTCTGAGGAGGCGATACCGTCAGAGACTCCACAGGTTACAGGCCAGCGTATCACTGAAACTATATCAGGCGCTAAAGATCCGGTACGAAAGATTGAAAAAGAATATTGGGATAAAGTACCGAATTACGAAATGGCACCGACCGAAACCGATCGGGTATTTAAGGAATTGGCCGGGGAGCCTTCAACAGCACAGAACATTATAAAAAAACATTATGATCTATACAAGAAAAGACCAAAGACTATAAAAGGCTTGCAAACAGCGGAAAGAGAACTTAACGACGTACTATTTGACCCGAACGCTACGGCAACAGAAAAACGTGTTTTAGGTAAAATTAAAACCGCGATCAATGACGATTTCAAAGCGTTGGGAGAAGCAGCCGAAGCAGGCGACTTTGCAACCGTTTCTGGAAAGGTTGTCCATCCTAAACAATTACAAAAAGAACTTACTGAAATAGATGAAAAATTAAAGAGAACCGGCAATGCATCTGGAGAAATGCAACAAATACCAGACCCCGAAAGAGGTGGTAAGGTTATATTAAATGATAAATATCTTTATATGCCAGGGTATAATAAAGAGTCAAAATACAAACTATATGACAGAACCACACACAAACAAAAGGTTTTCCCAACAAAAGAATCAATGATTAGATTTGCAACAACCGGCGAAGATGTTAAATTTTTAAAGCCACAACCCATAGGTGATAAAGTACCAGTTGTTTCATTAGAAGTATCTGGCTATAAAGGGCAGGATATGCCGTGGACTGAAACAATGAAAGCCCCTACAATATTAAAAAAAGATATGACAGCATACCATTATTCAGATACGCCTCTAAAGAATATAGGCTCAAAAGAAATGGCGTTTTTTACTAAAGACAACCCGTATAATTATACTGTTAATGGGTATCAAACAACGATACCTAAAGGCTCTAAAGTCCAATTTTCCTCAACAGGTGAGGAAATAAGATACAAAATACCAGTAGGGGCAAAAGTTGAAACGCTCAAAAAAGGGTGGAGCAAATATATTAAACCCAAAAACCAAGGACAGGTGACATTTTTAAAAGGTCGGAAAGAGATAATTGAAAAGCAACTTGCAGAAGCTGAGCCAGCAAAAAATGCGGCCATAGCCTACGCAAACGCCAAGGCATACAGCAAAAGCCAAATGCAAGACAGATTTAAATCCGGTGTTATTAAAGAGCTTGAGGCACAGGGAACCTTCCAGGGTGGTAAGAAATTATCGGCAGAAAAAAGACCTCTTAAATTAATGAACGTTGAGAGCGCAGATAAGTTTATCAACGCAGTAGGTAAAGAAGACGCTGCAAACATAATGTTGCGTCATTACGCAGACGACATGGCAAAAAAGGTGAAGACAGATAAAGCCGGTCGCTTTGTTAGTTCTGACTTAACAAGGTGGTTTAAAAAGAACTCAAAAGTATTGGAAAGATACGGTATAGACAATGAATTTAAAACAGCAGACAAGGCCCATAAATCAATGCGAGAGGCTTTTGAGGCTCAGAAGTTGTTTGATGACTCAATAGCCGCCAAAATGCTTAACTCAGATCCTCAAAAATCTATAGCGAGGGCATTCGAAGGCGGGGAGGGTGTAAGTGCTAAAAATACCGGTGCAATAATGCTTAACTTGCTTAGAAAAACAAAGGGTGATAAAAACGCCAGACGTGGCCTTGAAAATGCTTACAAAGAATTTATGTTCGACCAAGCAAAAACAACAGCGAAAACACTCAGCGGTGGAACACAGCTAAGTAAAGCTAATTTAGAAAAGGCTATAAGCAGGTTTGAGCCGGCCACAAAAGCATTATACCGGACGCAACCAGAGAAAATAAAGGCACTAAAAACAGTCCAAAAAGCGTTATTAATTATGAACAGGACGGCAGCTGGTGTTGGCGGTGGGTCTGATACCAGTGAAAAGATGGGCGCAATGGTTAAAATTTTAAGCACACTATCACATGTTCCAGGTGCAAGATATACCGGAGGTCTTTTTAAAATAGGGCTGGGTAAACTTAAAAATCTTAATGAAAAAGAAACAACAAACATGATTGCAAAGTTATTGTATGACCCAGACATTGCACAAATAATCGAAAAGGCATCAAGAAAAAACCCACCGGTTGCATTAATAGAAAGAGAATTAAATAATTATATGGATCGTGCTGCAATACAGGCAGGAAGAACAGCAACACAGGGGGAACAATAATGGCAAACAGAGTACAGCTATCACCTGAATATTTTCCGAATCCGGTTATTGGTAGGCCGCTATCTAATGCTGATATATATGTGGGTGTTATTGATCTTGACCCTAAAATTGAAGCGAACCAGAAACAGATAAGCGTGTTACAGGAAGACGGGACAACGGTTGATGTTTCTCAACCAGTATCAACAAATGGCGGTGGCGTTCCTGTTTATAATGGTGAGTATGTAACCATTCTTGTTGACGGGTCTTACTCACTAAGAGTTGATGATAAAAACGGGGCTCAAATATATTATATACCTAAAAACTCTGAAATTGAGTCTTTAGGATCAGTTGACAACATAGACGATTTAAGAGCCATAACAGACGAACCTGCTGACGGTGATGTATTGCCTGTCCTGGGATATTACACTCCTGGCGATGGAGGCGGTGGCCGATTTTACTGGGACTCAACAAGCGTGGACGCAGATAACAACGGAACAATATTTAAATTGTCAACTATCGCGACAGGCCGGTTTATAAGGCTTGTTGATGATGTCCAGATAGTTAATGTGCTATGGTTTGGAGCTTATAGGGACAAAACAGAGGGGTTGAAAACAATAATAGCAATAACAGGTGCTGTAGACTATGCGGCATCGCTTGTTACCACCTATGCAGCACTACCCGCAGGTATAGGGACAGGATCGCAATTTACAATATTTTTCCCTTCCGGGAATTATTTAATAGATTCAACAATAAATACAACTAACTATATACGGATTAAGGGCCAGGGCAGTGTGATAACTGCCTCGGCTGATTCTTTCGATATATTGACAGGACTTAAATATAATACAGAAATAAGCGGTATAACTTTCGCCCAGGGAAGAGCCGCTGCGTATATTATAACATCTAACGCTGACTCTGCGAAAATTGATTTTATAGATTGCGAATTTCATGAGCAACTAACAAACGTTATTTATGATGATACTTTGTCAGCAAGCACATACCTTAACATAACACGTTGCAAAGTTTATAACACAAGAGCTGCAAAGGTTTTGGATATAGGGTCAAATAAGGCCAGCTTGGTAGATTCGTGGATTAGCGCTTCCGGTTCGCCAGTTTTTAAAATATCTTCGACATGCTCATTACACTTAGAACGTGTTTTACTTGTTCCGATCGGGGCAGGTGTTAAAATATGGGCTGAAAACTATGGCTTTTTTTCTGCAAACAATTGCAGGTTTGGTGGAGAAAGCGCAGCTACAATTGTCGTCAATGAAGGGACTATAGACGATTCAGCACTATTCAGGGGCGTAAGTATAAATGATTGTGAAGTTTTTTCTGCTGGTGTTGCCGCAGTTCTTTTTGAAGAGATCCCAAATATTTTTATTTGGCATAATAATAGAGGTATGGTTGACTCAACAGGGTTCGAGTTTAGTGCAGGAATAACAGATAGCGCTAATATAAAAAGTACGCTTTGTTCTTATTCTATAGATAGCATGCAACTAAGTACGCAATTTATATCTGGGCTTGTAACAGCCGCGAACAAAGTTAATTTTCTTAAAAAAGAAGCAATACACGGCTCAAAAAACATTATTGATACAGACAAGGTTTTGCAGATTAGGTCAAATGATAACGTGCAACACGGCTATACAGGGTCAATTACAAATATAACAGCCGGAACAACAACAAATATTTTCGGTTCACCTGCGAGAAGCTTTGTGGGAACGACTGCGACGCATAACGGTAGTTTCTTTGAACTATGGGTAACTGCGTTTAATGGTTTGTCGTCTGGTGTTTATACTGTTGTTTATGATATTGAGGTTGACGGAGTGTTACCAGCTCAATGCATAGTAAACTCCGGTGACAATGAAACATCTTTATTGTTAAGCACAGGGAAGCATGTTGTTTCAATCCCAACATATTTTATTGTCGGTGAGGGCGAGACTGTAGGTTATTCTGCTTCCAATATAAACAATTCACAATCAATTATATTTTCTAATATTAGAATATTTTCCGGGGAAGTGGAGGTTGATACGCAAAATAATAATATGTTCGGTGCAGGGACTGCCCCCGCTACTCTTCTATGGGAGGTTGGTGATGTTATAAGAAAGGCTGCGCCAACAGCAGGAACCGCACAAGGTATAATTTGCACCACTGCTGGATTGGCCGGTGCTGCGGTCTGGACTGCATTACCAAATATTTAGATTTACAGCCCGGCTTTTAAACCGGGCTTGTTTCACATTATCCGATATCCCAAAACTCTATCTTTACGATAACCTGATATGTTTACCTCGTTTCCTTGATTACCACCAAGGCACATAACCTGCTCACCGTCCATACTTACGAAGAATCCTACATGACCCTGCCAAGGCTCTTTCCCTCGCTTAAAAACAACAACGCAACCCTCAATAGGATCTTGTAATACTTCGCCCCATGAAAGCCAAGATTGGGCGTTTGCCTTATTTGTATTCTCAAAACCGGCAGTCTTCACACACCAGTTAACGAAAGCGGAACACCATGCTATTTCATCGGATTGAGCGTTCAGGCTTGTTGCTGTATGATATTTTAATACTTCTGGATTCGCCTTCTCTCCAGAAACCTCTTTTGTATTCTTGTCCATTTCAGCCCTGGCAAGTAGATACCAAAGCGGAAGTTCTTTTTTGACCGGTTCAGGAAGTTCAAGCGTTGGTTTATTATCAAGCTCTGCTAATCTCCGCTGTGTTTCTGCAAAGTCTCCTTTTGACATTGACATTCGTTCATGCTTTTTCTGGAAATGCCTTGAACCAAAATAGAACGCGATAATTGAGCCAAGAATATACCACATATTTCCTGGTACAGTCTCAAGTGAAATATTAATTTTCTGAAATTCAACCTGGCTAAAATATGACATCATAAAATAAACAAGCACCAATATAACCATAACCGGCCTTGGCATCCTGTTTAATCCATCCCAGAGAGAATCCCATGATGTCCTGTTATTTCTGTTATTAAATTCAGAAGAAAAAGCCTGTTGTGTTGACATGAATTTGTCGTGACCTTGCTGATCACGTTCAGCCTTTGAACCTTTGAAAACTTTAGCCACGCCTGTTACGGCTCCACCACCGGCTTTAATTAATCCGGTTATTGCTGTTATTGGGTTTATCATAATACCTCCTAAGGTCTATTTATTACCATTTTACAATTTTATAGTTCTGCGACTGTAGCCATCTGTGGAAATCATAAGCAGTTCTTTTGCATCCTTCAGGTGTGCATACACTTTCTTTACCTATTTCAGTGCTGTAATAAACACATCCTACTTTTTCACAATATTCATTGCTTTTATACTTTCCCATTCATCCCTCCGTGTGTTTATTCAATTAAATATCTTTTGGGTTTGATTTGTTCCACGGTTTAAATTATTTAATTTCTTCCCATGCGCCGAATTCCATATTTGGAACATTCAAAATTTCTTCTGTATCTGGATGCATAAATACTAAAACAGGAAGTGGAAGGTTTTTAAGCATATCGACGTAAACAAGCCCCATATCAGTACAGATATAATAATCTTCTTTTTCTTCAATCAAGCCAAGATGTAAGAATCTCCCAATCGTTGCATCACGTACTTCTGACAGGTTGTATGGTAAGGGGGTTGTAAAGCAATGCAATAAAAAATTTATTTCAAATGGTGTCATTTTTACCCTCTCCTTATTCCGTAAACATATTGTTTTAACTTCTTTTTATTCCTGTTCTCTCGTCTTATTTTTAACAATTCGAAATAATCAATCCATCCAGTTTCGCTGTATTTTTTTGACTTTACCACCCATCGAAGTTCCAACCCTGCATATCTCTTTAAGAACATTTTTCTTTTTAATAATGCAACAGGTGTCGATTTTCCTTTTACATCAATAATAAGAGCACAATTATTTTTATAAACTCTAAAGTCTGCTTTATAGACGATAGCCCTTATCGACCCTGACATTTTATGGCAAAACTTTTCTTGTAGTGTATATGTAGGTTGCAACTCAAAACTATCTATTTTTCCAAGTTTAACGCATTCTTTTAAGTATAAATAATAATCACCCTCAGCAATAGAATCAAACTTAATACCGTCAATCTCAATCTTCTTTGCTTTATATTTGTTTGGTTTATCTATCTTAGCCATTACCGCTCCTTATCATATCCTTGTGTTATTCGTGGGTGAAATAATTATATTCTGCCACATTTTGTACAATTCCAACGGCCTCAAACCCAAACATTACCGCAATATTTACATTGTTTTTGCTTCATGTTTAACCTTTCAGTTAACAATAAGTTATCGGAATTTACTTTACTGTTATATCAACAGTTTTAGATGTTTCCGTTTGCCCAACTTTACAGCCGCACCAGCCTCAACATGTTTAAAAGCAATATCTCTAAGCCTTTGTATTTCTTCATAAGCTCGCCCGCCTTCCAACTTTATTTTTAATATTCCTGACAGTTTGACGGCTTATTCCGTGGCGTTTAGCAGTTTTCGCCTGAGTGTCCTTACTCTCACGAATATCAATAATTGCCTCTGCCGAAAGATTACAATAGTTGTTTACGCCTCCTGGGCCGGTTCGCTTAATACCCATCCGATTAAGAGCAACATAAACACCGTCAACAGACATTTCTAAAAATTCGGCTATTTTAGGTACTTTTATGCCGGTGGAATATAAATTAATAATAAACTGGCTTATAAACTTATAGTTTGAGCCATATTTTTTATTATACTCCTGTATTCTTGCATGTCTAAAATTTGAATACCAAAAGCTCTTGTCGAGTTTTTCATACTCTGATGGTTTTAATATTTTACCGCTCATAAAGTCCTCCGTTCCTTAGTCTTCAAAACTATTTTGTTGTGAAAACTTCATAATTAACATCATCAGGTTTTACAATATTGTATGTATCGCCTTGGATTACATTCATAATTAAACCTTTGCCGGTTTCAAAGTGTGGGCCTGCATCTGCACAAACATTACCAAATACTCCCTGTTGACCTCGTGTAAAAGGCAATTTTCATGAAGACAACAAATTGTGAAGCCGTTTGAAAATGACCTGCAGGACTTGTTGCATATCTTGTTGCCAAGTACGTCCAATGCCTCAAAATCATCAACTTCAGGAATATCGAACTTGCGATAATCATCTATTAATTCCCCGTTGATTATCATGTTTGGCATTATTGGTATTTCTATTTGTAACATTTAATCCTCCCCCCAGAAGTCATCTTTCAACAACTTCCATTTCATTACCCAATTTTTTTTATTCATAAGACTATTAGTTTTATAGTTGTACAGTGGAAATCCTGCAATTTGTAAAACTTCAAAATCTCTATAAACAGTCCGCTCTGAGCAATCAGAACCTATATGGTTAATTACCTTTTGGACAGTCTTACCTGTCTTCGAACTCATGAGAAACCGAATAATTTTCCACTGTCTTATTGTTTGATCACCTCTCATAATTTACTCAACCCCCTTATTAATGATGAAGCTTGACAATCTCTATAGCTCTATTAATACGCTTTTGCTTAATTTCTTCGATGACTTCCCCAGTCAAAAATAAAAACAGCGCCATGGTTCTCATAAATCCTGTCAATAGTTCTGGCACCGATATTTGTTGTAAGTTCATCTTCGCTTAAGTTTGAAATAATTATCGTGGGTTTGATTTCTTCGTACCGGCTGTCAAGAATTTGGTAAGTAAGTGCTGATTCTGTTTCTGTTAAAGTTTTCAAACCGACTTCATCAAGGATCAGCAGGTCAAATTCAACGAGTCGTCTTATTATTTCAGTTTCTGTTTCTGTTGATTTCTTACCGTAAGTGCTTTTAATCTGGTTCATCAAATCGTAAAGCCGTTTGTATTGAACGCTGTAACCGGTATTATGAACAGTAATACCAACCGAAATTGCAAGATGTGTTTTCCCGTTGCCAGGGCTACCAAGAAACGCCATACAAGAACCCTGCTTTCTTACTTCAGCGAAGTTGTCAGCATATTTTTTTATACGTCTGAACGTTTCACCTTGCCCGTCATTAACTTTGTAATTAGAGAAACTGCTGTTCAACTGTCTCTTTCTTAGCCATGTAATTGCCGTTTGTTCTTCAAGACGGCGCTTAGACTCTTGTTCTTCATAACAGATAGGGCACTGTGTCCATCTTACTGTTTCAAGAACCATTATTCCTCTTGATATAAATTCGCCATGGCTAGAACACTGGGTTTTTCTTTCCATCGGTGGAGCTTTTTTTGTAATATCCATCTGACATATAATCCTTTTTTGAATTTACTTGTTTTTGGTTATCAAAATATCTCAATTCTGGTGACTTCCAGTTTTTTTCCATTGCATACTCAAGAGAGTCGTTTACATTTAAGCCAGCCTTTGACAATTCAAGTATATTTCTGATTAATCCGTTGATACCTTTTTCAGTTTGATACTGGTGTGTTTTTTTCATTGCCATTCGATAATTGTAGAATTCAATTATTTTAGGTTCGAATGAAGAAAGATTTTTTTCTGTTATTTTTAAAAGCAGATGTTTCCGGAACGGATCAGGTGTGTTTTTCTTATCATTCTTTACATTGTTTTCATTCTTAACATTCTTGTTTGTGGTGTTTGGTTGGTGTTTGGTTGGTGTTTGGTTGGTGTTTGGTTGGTGCTTGGGGTGGTGATCGTCTTCGCCTAAATCTTGATAAGTATCCCAATTAACTATTGATACCAGCGTATAATGGGTGGTGCTTTTCATGGTGATATTTTCGAGCTTTTTTAATTTATTCATGCGTGACCTGACTGTTTCCGGTTTCATTTTTAATTTCTTAGCAGCTGTTTTGCGACCATAAATAAATTGCCCTGGGTGAACCTCAACCTCACTATCACCCCGACCTGTTTTGATTGATACCCAGTTTTTTTTATGGTTAGCTTTTAATAGACACCACATCCAAACTTTAAATAAACCATCATTCGAGAAACACCGACTATCTATTGTTTTTCTATGAAGTTTTATCCAGCCATCCATAATTAAATCTCTTCTGTTGGGTTGATAAGGGCTTTTTCGTCAAAACCAAGATCAAGAAGGGCTTTAAAATATTTGGGTGTCATAACCTTTTTGCCATTTTCCCAAGTGCTCACAGTACTGACATTTACCTTAACCTTATCTGCTAACTGCTGAATCGTTAGCCCCATCTTATGACGTTGTAGTTCAAATCGTTTCATACTACCTCCATGCTGGTAAATTAAATAAAGTTAAGGGCAAAAGCCATTAAGCCTCGCTTTCTATTCCCACCATTTATTTTAGTTAATTTATAAAGAAGACTCTTATTTGCGAATTCATCAACAGGAGCGGTTTTCCCGTTAATGCGAAGTATCAATCCTGACGTGTGAATCCTTACCCCTTTTTCATGTTCCCACACAGGACCTTTTAATTGTTTCCACCCTGCTCCTGGTTTTAATACCATACTTTCTCCTTTTAACAATTTATGTTTTTCCTTAGTTGTAATTTAAATTTTGCAGAGTGTCAAGTTTTTTCTTGACAATGTCTTTGTAACGGCTTAAAGTAGATTACAAAATGCCGGTACCGACCGCACACAATTTAAAACGCACACAATTTTAAAAGGAGCTGCAGTATGGCGCAAGTATCTATAAGAACACATCCAGTTTCAACAGTTGGAGAGCTCAAAGAGTTTTTAGAAGACCTTGATGATGAAATGGAACTTGATGACATAAACACGGCAGATATTTTCCAAGAGGCTGAAATTGTCGGAGACAGGTTTATGCCTCTTAAAAATGGTTTACAAACACTTACTCTTTCAGAATAAGGAGCTGCAACATGAAAATAACAAAAGAATGGTTAGATAAAAAAAACGCATGTTCACCAAGCTTGAAATATGTAATTGCAAATAATTACATAGGTCTTGATACTAAAGATTTTCTTAAAAAGCTTATTTTAGGGAACCGACTTCCAGACGCCAGCTGGCTTATTTCAAGATCTATGAATAAAAAACAAAATGTTCAACATGCTATTTTCGCGGCTGAGCAAGTTATTGATATTTTTGAGAAACAATACCCTAAAGATAAAAGACCTCGTCGGTCAATAGACGCCGCTAAAGCTTATTTAAAAGCGCCGAGTAAAAAAACAAAGGCTGCTGCTCATTCTGCTGATGCTGCTTATTCTGCCGCTGCTGCTTATTCTGCTTATTCTGCTGCTTATTCTGCTTATTCTGCTGCTGCTGCTGATTATTCTGCTGCTGCTGCTGCTGATGCTGCTTATTCTGCTGATGCTGCTGCTTATTCTGCTGCTGCTGCTGATGCTGCTTATTCTGCTGCTGCTGCTGCTTATTCTGCTTATTCTGATGCTGCTGCTGATTATTCTGCTTATTCTGCTGCTGCTGCTGCTGATGCTGCTGCTGCTGCTGCTGATGCTGCTGCTGCTGCTGCTGATTCTGCTGCTGCTGCTGATTATTCTGCTTATTCTGCTTATTCTGCTGCTGCTGCTGCTGCTGCTGCTGCTGCTGCTGCTGCTGCTGCTGATGCTGCTTATTCTGCTTATTCTGCTACTGATGCTGCTGCTGATGCTGATGCTGCCAGAAAAGAAATGAAAATAAAAATATTAAATTATGGAATCAGCATTATTAAATAAAGGATTATAGCCATGGACGACAACCAAGAGCTAAGAGCAAAATTAAAAGAACAATACCGCAAAGGTAATTTTGTATTTTTTTAATTAACGGAACTCGACGGTAACTGCGGAAGTTAAACTTAACAAGGAAAGATTATGGAAAATGTAACAAAGAAATGCCCAAAATGCTGAAGCACTAACACAAAATTAATGAGGGTTATGGACTTTTTATTTCATCACTGCAAAGACTGCAACTTTGAATGGAAGCGATAAAGGAGCCAACAATGGAACCATTTCACGGATTAAAAATAACAATAGGCGAAGACGAGTTCAAGCTTTACGGGACTGCTGAGATAAAAGGCTATTTCGTAAACGATTTCGATTTTGATATTCCGGCATGTAAATGTCGCGGTGTCGGTGAAAGTGAGTGGACACATTGCCCAAAGATGGCGCTCAATCATTTTTATTTTGGATGTCGGAATCAAACAGAAGAAGCAATTTTAAAATGGATAGAGGAGCATTAAGATGTGTTACTCAAATTGTAAGTTTGAAGATTGGGAAGGCGAATGCACAAAAAGAAAGAATGTTCTATTCGATGCTGAATGCCATTGCACAGACGAAGAACCGGAGCAAGAATTAAAAGGCAAGCGTGTAGTTTACGAAATTAAAAAACCTAAATAATTAGAATACTAAGCAATAAGGAGAAATCATGACAGAAAAAAATCTATGCACAGTAACAGGAAATTTGATTGTACCAGAAGAGTGTTTTATCGACGGTGGAGCTGAGAAAATGCTTGCTCTGCTACGGGCTAAATTAAAAGAGTTCGTACCTGATCCAACAACACCAAAAGGGCTGGAAGAAATAAGATCATTCGCGGCAAAATTTCCGAAGTCAAAAACAGCGTTTGAAAAAGCAGGGAAAGAATTTAAGAGACAATATAAAGTTAAAATAACGCCTATCGACAAGGAAAGAAAGATATTCAGGGAAGCATGCGACAAAATGAGAGACGAGGCAAGACTACCATTAACATTGCACGAAGAGGAACAGGAAAGAATCGTTGAGGTTGAAAGAAAGCGTATCGAACAGGAACTTGAAGACGAAAGATTAAAAGCCGAACAAATTCTCGTTGACCGGGAAAACGAAATAGCTCGAAAAAAAGCAGAGTTTGCAAAAATCGAAGCTGACCGGCTCAAAAAAGAGCAGGATGAAGAAGCGGAAATAGTAGTAAAGGCAAAGGCTGAGCAGGACCAAAAAGACCGGGTTGCCAATGAAGAACGGATTAAAAAAGAAGCTTCAAAAAAGGCAAAGAAGGATGCCCAAATACTAAAAGATAATACAGGGCGTTCCCGTGTTAAAATGCTCGACGCTATCAACCACCCTCTTTGCTTTGAAGCTTGCAGGGATATGTCAGAAGTATCATGGATTTCTTATTATGCGGAAAGAAATAAAACCTTTCAGGACGCCGCAAAAATCCAATGGGAAAAAGAAAAAGAAGAAGCTCAGCGCATTAAAGATGAAGCAGCCGAAAAGAAACGCCTTGGTGATATCGAAACAGCCAGATTAAAAGCAGAGCAGGACCAAAAAGATGCTCTCGACAAACAACGTAAAGATCAGGAAGAAAAAGAACGTCTTAAACGTGATAGAATCGCAGAAGAAAAACGTATTGAAGACAAACGCCTTGCTGATGAAAAATCAGAGACGGACCGATTAGCCAGAAACCGGAACCATCAGAAAGCTATCAACAGAAAAGTTGTTGCGAAGCTTATGGGTATTTTCTTCTCTGATTCTGACAAAGTTCATATGACAGAAGCCCAGGCAATCGAAATAGTGAAAGAGCTTGTAAAAGACCCAATCCCAGAAATCACAATCAACTATTAAGGGGTAGGATATGAAAACAGATAAAGACGTTGCCGTGATAGATGTTCCGGCAAAAGATATAATGGTTATGCCAAACCAATACGACAGGCTAATTGAATCAGGCTTTAATTCGAATGCAGACCTTGAAAGAATGGAAAGGCTTTTTGAGTTAAAAAAACTGCATGAAGAAAACGAGGCCAGGAAAGAATATTTTAAGGCGATGGCAGAGTTTAAAAAAGATCCACCATTGATTAAAAAGGATACACCGGTAAAATATCAGAACTCGGACGGATCATGGACTGTGTACAATCATGCCGATCTTGGAAAGTCTTTGAATCTTATATCGAAAGGCCTTTCACCTCACGGGTTATCTATAAACTTCAAACAGGAACAGGGTAACGGCGGGTTGACAATAACCTGCTTCCTTACCCACAGGCTTGGCTATTCTGAATCAACGTCACTATTTGCCGCCCCCGATAGTTCCGGCGGGAAAAATGGCATACAGGGTATTGGATCAACAGACTCATATCTAAGACGTTACACAATGTTTTCTATTACCGGACTTGCCGCAGAAGGTGAAGATGACGATGGAAGAATGTCTGAGTCAAAGGTGGTTGAATATATCGATGAAGAGCAGATAAGTCAGTTAGCAGATATGCTGCTTGCTATCGATAAAACTGAGGCTGAGTATTGTAAGCACAGAAATGTCGAGTCATTAAAAGATATTCCATTAAGCACTTTTAATATTTGCGTTTCAGAATTAAAACCGATGGATGGGTAAGATGATAATAAGCAAGCACGAACAAAACACTCCAGAATGGAAAAATGAACGGTTGGGCTGTCCGTCTTCTTCAGAGTTTAAAAGAATCGTTACCTCGAAAGGGGTGCGTTCCGACTCACGGCAAAAATATATGGATGAGCTTGCATCTGAAATAATTACAGGTGAGCCTACTGCAAAGCCTAAGTTAAAAGCGTTTGACCTCGGACATGAAAGAGAGCAAGAAAATATTGATCTGTATCAATTCAGAAACGGCGTTGAAATTACGCAGGTGGGTTTCTGTTGGAAAGATGAAAAAAAACTATTTGGTGCCAGCCCTGACACACTTGTTAATGAAGATGGGTTGATGGAGGCTAAAAACTCGAATGGACCGCAGCAAATAAACAGGATTTTATATGGCTGGACAGCATCTGAGCATCACAGACAGGCACAAGGGCAAATGTTGGTAACAGGCCGGAAATACTGTGATGTCGTTTCATATTGCCGGGGCATGAAAACAGTTACAGTTAGATTTGAACGAGACGAAGAGTTTTTAAAAAAACTTGAGGTTGAGCTTATTCTTTTCCATAGAGATTTAATGAAGCTCGTTGACGAAATCAGGCAATAAAAACTAACCAACAAGGAGAGGATATGGAAGACGCAATAGTTAATACAGCTAAAACAGCAATTAAAGAATCAATAATTAATAACCTGACAGGATACAACAGTCCGTTTAATAAGATGGCAAATGACGTCATCATGCAACACGAAGCTGAATTTAAAAAGCTATTTGAGACAGAAGTGGCAAGCCTAATAAATTCAGATGATTTTAAAAGCGCAATGAGTGAGGCCCTACACACACGACTTGCAAAAATTCTTGTGTCAAAACTTGGTGGTGAACTTGAAAAAAGAGTCAATAGCCTTAAACAAGATCCGACAACAAGGGCAAAAATTACGGTGGCTATTTCAAATATCATTGAAGAGAATCTTTAAAGACTAACCCAACCAGGAGGACAAAGTGAGAGAGATTTTATTTCGCGGAATGACAGGTGATGGTGAATGGATTTACGGCAATTTAAACAATTGTTCAAGCGGTGTTTTTATAACACAACCAGACAGTATTGATATCACCACAGGTTTTAGTAAATGTAAAATGGGCGGTCTTATTTCGTCTTACAAGGTTAAATCTGAAACAGTAGGACAGTACACCGGGCTAAAAGACAAGCATGGAGTTAAGATATTTGAGGGTGACCGAATAAAGTGGCATTACCAATACAGAGAAACAAATTCAATAGTTGTCGGAACTGTTGAATGGGACACTTGCAATCCTTGTTTTGTTGTAAACGGAGATAATGAACATTCCTTAGAATATGATTTTATCATGGCCGGATGTTGTGAGCTTGACGTTTTAGGAAACATCCACGAGCAGGAACTTAAATGAAAAAGCACACACTTTATTGCAACCCGGCAGACGGCCAATTTAATTGGGAAAAATTATTTGACCTTAAAAACCTTCCGGCGAAGCTTGGTAAATATAAAAGGGTTAAGGTAACTTTTGAGAAGTATGTTCAAAAAAAGAGTCAGCCACAATTAGCATACGTGCATGGTGTCGTGATTAAATACCTTGAGAAAGAAATGTACTCCGATACAGGAATGTCATTTGAAGACTGGAAGTATGAACTTAAAGAAAGATTTGGCGTAAAGGAAAAGGATAGAAGCGGTACGTTTAACAGGTTGAAATCGTTTGCAGATTATACAGAGCCGGAAATGTCCCTTTTTATTCAGCAGTGTATTGATTGGGCGCGTGACTTTTTCAGCTTACACGTGCCACCACCGGAAGTTATCGGCGATTATATTTAACATTTAAACTATAGGAGGGAGTATGGTAAAGCATAATAGATTTTACAGAAAAGTGTGGGCATCTAAGAGCGATTTTACTGGTGCACTTGCAATGTGGCTGGTAAAACAATCGCCATACATAGTACCAGATAATTTATCTGTATGCATTATTAAATTTTATAACAAGCTTGATGAAATTGCAACATTTGATGAGCTTGGAATGGCAGAGGTAGAGCTATCTACTCTGACAAGTAAAGTTGACTCTATTCTTGAAAGTATTCCTGAAATTGTGCAGCTTAACGAGCGAAAGAATAAACGTGAAGGGATTGGATTTAGCTCAAGATATTCTAAGAAGCCTGAACCTGACGATGATTTCATAGACATAACAGCAGTTGCACAAGACATAACTTGTTGTTTTGCAGAAAGAGAAGATGCTCAATGTTGGCTTGATAAAGACAAAACAGACTAACAACCCGTAACCAAAGGAGGGAGATGTGAAAGCTTATAAAGTTACAGTTCTTGTTATAGATCATGAATGTGTAGGTGATAAAGGAGTTACGATCAATCTTGAAAACGAAAAGTATTCAAATCCAACTGTGATGAATATTGAGGAAGCCGATATAGGCGAATGGTCAGACGATCATCTAATAAACGGATGTAACACACAGCTTGCTGAATATAACAGGATATTTAATAACTAACCCGGCATCCCCGGCAAAAGGAGAGAGGTATGAAAGTATTTTTTGACACAGAGTTAACAGGGCTACACCAGGACACAAAATTAATCAGCATAGGTTTGATTTCAGAAGATAACCAAACATTCTATGCTGAAAATTGTTCGTTTATGGATGGGTTTACATGTGGTGATGATAGAGAATGGTGCGAGAGTAACTTAACACCTAATTTGAAGTTTTATGGCAATACAACCAAAGGATATAATAATTCTTTTATAGGGTTGAACGAGCCATCAGAGGTTTTTGGAGAGCTTTGGCTTATTAAAGATTCTCTTGAAGATTGGCTTTCCAGATTTAATTATGTTGAACTTTGGTCTGACTGCCTGTCGTATGACTTTGTTCTTTTCAATCAACTATGGGGCCATGCTTTTGAAATTCCTAAGAATGTTTATTACATCCCGTTTGACATCTGCACTGTGTTTAAAATGAAGGGTATTGACCCTGGCACAAGCCGTGAAGAGTTCTCCGGAATGACAGAAGGTGCAGAAAAACACAATGCTTTATGGGATGCAAAAGTGATAAAGGGTTGTTATGATAAGCTTATGAGCGTTTAGCCTTGTAATTATCCTCCGGCATGGGATTAAATAGGAGTCTATATGACTGATAATTTAGATTTGACTATTTGTTTGTTTTTTGCTTTTGGATTACCTGTTATTGTAACTATATACTATAATTTGAAATGCCATTCTGACGAAAAGATTAACAAACTTAATTTAAAGGAGATTGACGATGAATAAGCACCTACTATCAGATAAAGTCGAAAACATAATTAAAGAATTGGCTGAGGTACATCTTGAATTATCCAATGCGGATGCGTGTTGTTTAAAGCTTGACAATGGCGGATGTGTTGTTTTTGGCTCGAAAGAATCGGTAATTGATTTGGTTGAAGACGAGTAATAGTTTGAAATTATCCTCCGGCAGTGCTAAGATGTAAAATAACACGACCCGGGAAGTTTGCGCTTGCCCGGGTCAAATTCAATTTACTTTTCGTGGAAGCAAATTGATAATCTCTATATACCACATAGATTATCTAAATGTCAACAAAATCCCGCGAAAGTTGAAATCCAGTGCAATACAAGCAAATGATTCTGGATTCGTAAAATTATTCATACGCTAAACAAAAGGTCGTTCGCCATTACCCCGGGCGCATTTGATAAACAGGGAACACAAAGCACATTTTAGTGACCGCGACTATAACGGCGGGGCTTGAGTTTTGCCAGCTTTAAATCGGCACCTGATAAAGACGACTTTTTTTGACCTGCATGGTTTTTATTTATTTTGTTGAGTTTTGGCTTTTAATATACTTTAGCTTTACCCGGGTAGATACTATGGGTGCTTAACAGAGAGGGGTACAATTATGTTTAATATACCAGACAAAGGAGAATGTTATGAGTTTATTTCAGTGCGAGCATTGCGGGTGTTGTGAGAATACAGCGGTATCACCAAGTTATTATTTGATATCGTTTCCTGAGTCCGGCGACTGGACCGGAATAGAGGATAGACGAGGAAAAATGCTATGTAGTGCTTGCGGCCCTATATTATTTGAAGATGGGACAGCTACGGAGTGGGGCGAATGGCACGGAGAATTTGACAGAGTGTTTCTACCGAAGGGCATGTTTAAGACAAACAATGAAGGGAATCTTGAGCATATTGAATCTGGATCTACAAAATTCAGAGACTATGAGATAAGCGAAGAAGAGAAAACAGACGGCCAAAAGCTTGTTGAATTTTGTGACAGAATGATGGGCGTTTAATGTTAAATAAAATGCCAGTTAATAGGAGAGAACAATGGGCGATGTAGGAGATATTTACAGAGCAATGAAGGAAGATAGAAAAGAAAGGCGTAGAAAGTATGGCATAAGTTGTCCTGAATGTAATATTCGGCAACCAAAACGAATACCGGCAACATTACTGCCTGGACAGAGGTGTAAAGTGTGTGGGTATATGGACAAAAGAAAGAATGTTAAATAAACTTACACCAGCAATTGCGCAGCACAATCGTAATTAAGGAGGGAATTAATGGTTACAACACTTGTTTATTTTGCTTCGTTAAATAAAATAACGAAATACAGATTTAGCGGGGATGATTTAGTTAATGAACTTATTAAGTCAACAAATAAGAAAATATTAAACGAGGTTAGCTGGCAATTAAAGCAGTAAACAACAGCATCAAAATATGATGCACAATCGTAATTATTTTAAGGAGGGGTTATGAGCATAGACTTTCCAAGAGCATGGCAATTAACAAAAAACTCAAATATTGAAGACCACCATGGAAAATGTAGTTGGAAAGTTGCCGGCTTATTGTGTGACTGTGGTTTTTTAAATAAACATCCTGAGCTATTGAGTTCAACATTTTACGGGCACAATGGAAAAGTAATTACTCCGGCAAACAGAATAATAGTATAAATAAAACCAGACAAAGGAGAATGTTATTAACGACAAGGAATTTTTACAATGGATCATGGATAGAATGGTTAATAAGCATGGTGAAGACAAGGATATTGACTATATAATAAGACTTAAAAAAATTATAGATGATTTCCCGGGCGCAGGTCAAAAATGTTTATTCGGGTATTGCTGGTGGTTCTGGCTACCAAGGATAAGAATTTCAAAATATAATTGTGATTTCCAATGGTTGTGCTTTATGGCAAGTTTTTGGAGCGATAAATAAAACCCCATAAGCAGGAGAGAAGGCAATGAGCTTTACGCCATACCCAAAGCCCGGAAAGAAGAAAAAGCGCAAACCTGGCAGGCTATCAGAACAAGCCTTGATTAAGCTCAAGCAGAAAGTATTGGAGCGTGATAGATTCTGCCAGATATGCGGAACGCCTTTTACCCTTACAGCGCATCATATTATTTTTTTGAGCAGGGGCGGAAAAGATTTATACGAAAATCTCCTGTGTTTATGCATACCTTGCCATGTTGATGTACACGCTGAAAGGGTTAATATCATTGGTCAATATCCTGATTATGAAATTATTTATAAATAACGATTGACTCCTGATATAATCCTGATATAATCATACCTAACGATAACGAAAACGGAGAGTATGACAATGGCAAAGAGAAAAACTTGGAAAGATAAATTGACAAAGGCAGAGTTAAAACATTTAAAAGAAACCGCCGAAGTTACAACACTTGCTCAACTTGAGTACAATTTTGAAGAGCAAGCAGAAATGAGGCGAATAAACCCAAGAGTTGAGCCATGTTGGGAGTGTAAAGCTATAGCCGTTAAACTTGGATACGAGGTCTAAAATGTACAAAGAAATAGTTAAAAAAGCAATGGCGCGATACGAAATGAATGAAACAGAATTTGCGGCAATGCTTAACGTGGATCAGAGCAGCGTGGCTAAATGGTTAACAGGGGCAAATAAGCCCAATAAACAGGCTTTAATTTTGATGCAGATGACAGAACACGCAATTAAGAGAGCAAAGAAGCAACTTAATAAACAAGCGAGTTGAGGACATAACCAAAAAGGAGAGATGGAGATGGAAACGCAATATTTAAACCATGACGTAAGGCGCGAAATTAGAGGTAATGTTGAGCAAGATGTCTCAAAGAAAATTGGAAAATCAGAGGTAGGTAAAGAGCTTCGGCAGCTGAAGAGCCAGCTCGAAAAAGAATTTAGGAAAATAGCAAGAATTATTTGCCCTAAAAAAGATCTAGAAGTTTTGGAAAAGTACGAATTAATCTCTACGCATGAACGGTTTTTCTATTCGCTGGATAGCAAAAATATTATACAATCTTCATTTTACAGAAAAAGAAGTTCAGATTGTGAAGTTGCGATTAAGCCAGCCATCAACACACATAAAATGAGTGATTACAACTACGAAATGGGGAAAATTATAAATAAAGATAAAGACCTGCAAAAACTATGCGTTGATATCTATAAAATAAATGACCATCTATCATGCGAACTTGACGAAACTGTAATAGCGTATATGTCAAGGGTTGAAAGCTTCAGGACAGTTAAAACACTGTTGTTAAAATATCCTGGTATGAAAAAATATATCCCGAAGCCAGTTAAGAAAGAAAAAGAACCTGCTGAAACAAAAGAAGAAAATGTCATAAAATTGTTTGAAGCTTCTTAAATAAACCAAGTTAACGACAGGAGGGAGATATGACACTATTTACAACACAAGAGGCTGACGCATACTATGCAGCTCACAAAAGAGACATAGCGGCAGGCAAGGCAAAGCCAATAGACTACACCAAATGCCTTTGCGGTTACTCTACGCACCCTGTACCACAGCAGGACGGTAGATCTTGGATTTGCGGCGATCCACAATGTGATAAGAAATCAAGGTTTGAGAAGTTTAATAAATAACATTTAACAAACTGCGGAGGGAGTATGAACATCGACGAACTAACAATTGGACAAGCGAAAGAACTATCAGGAATGTTTAACAGATGCCAGACAAAAGAATCGTCAAATAACGGACCATGGGAGATAGGCAAGAAATACCTAATCAGAACTGTTACAATGACATTAACCGGGGAGCTTATATCTGTATCTGAACAAGAACTTGTTATGAAAGATGCCGCATGGATCGCTGATACTGGTAGATTCAATGAGGCGCTTATTGATATCGGAAATTGTAATGAGGTTGAGCCTTTCCAAAATAATGCGATTATTGGTCGTGGTTCTATCGTTGACGCAACAGCAATATCAAATATTATCACAAAGGTGAAGTGATGAACGCAGCTATTATGAAAACAGGTTATGATAGGTCAGGGTCAAGGTCAGGGTCAAGGTCAGGGTCAAGGTCAAGGTCAGGGTCAGGGTCAAGGTCAAGGTCAGGGTCATGGTCATGGTCAAGGTCAAGGTCAGGGTCATGGTCATGGTCAGGGTCAGGGTCATGGTCAAGGTCAGGGTCATGGTCATGGTCAAGGTCAGGGTCATGGTCAGGGTCATGCTAACCAACCAAGGGCCACGACCTGAAAAGACCACGCAATAAAGAAAACGTTGCACAAGGGTCGACCATAGGAGGTCAAAATGACAAACTTACACAAACAGCACCAGATTGATTCTCTAACCAAAGCGATAAAAGAAAATATAAACCGAGATCCTAAGATATTTTGCATCGGCAGGCCGACAAAGAAATGGTTCGCGAGTCAGGCCAGTGGGTTGAAGTCACTTAAAAAGAGGCTCAGAATCGTTCAGAAGCATAAGGAGCCGGTGTATTTCACTAACGATTTAAAATGCGAGTATGTGTTGATGGGTGTGTGATGGGAATGCTCGACTATATTAATTACGAGTGCGTCTGCCCCGTTTGTAAAAATAAAATTGATGGATTTCAATCTTAAGATTCTGACTGCGTTTTGGATATGCTTGAAACAGAAGAGGTAAACAACTTTTATAAATTATGTTATTTTTGTGGTGTGTGGGTTGAGTTTTTCAGAACAGGTGAAAATAAATTCATGCGAACCGTGGAAGGAAAAGGCAATGAAAAAATCCCAAAATATGAAAAAGAGGTTAAGATAAAATGAAAAACACAATAACAAAGGACGGAGCCGACCAGCTTAAGAATATATTATCAAACATCGATATGCCAGAGAGTCAGCTTGTCATGATGATGGGGTTTACCGACCTTATGACCGGAGACAATGCCCTGCCTGGCTGCTTACGGTCGCAGGATAAGGTTATTAAGGATTTTAGGGTAGAGGTTAAGTATTTAAAGTCTCAACTTGCGAAAGCAGACATGGCGCACAGTGAAATGTGTGCAAAGAATGAAGCGTTAACAAATCAAAATATGGATCTTTTCGCAGAGAATAAAAGAAGTGTTCAGCACTCAGAATTCCTCGACCAACAAATTGTAGAAATGACGAAAGGCGTTAAAACAATTGCAGATAGAAGCGATGTATTAAGAAAAGAGAACCAGACGCAGAGAGAAGAGATTGACCGGCTTAAAAAAGAATTGAAGCAAAACAATGAGTTGGTTCAGAGGATGGAAGGTGGCGAGGATAATCATGAGATATACGCTGAAGGCAAACACCTTAGAAACTGTGAGAATTGCAATACATACAGCGGTCAATTTTGTCGCTACGGCCTACAAGACAATTACGATTGCTGGGAGCAAAAACAACCATATCCTGAGATTGAAAAGAGCTGTGGTAATTGTAATTTTAATGAGTGCGGTCTTGCTATAGTTGATTGTAAGCACGATAATTATAAATTTTGGCAGCCTAAAAAATGAAAGACAAGCTTCAATAAACCCTTGTTAATCTTTTTTCACTTTTATTTTAAAAACCGCTTGACATAAATAAAACGGTATGCTATTCTATAATCAAGAGAGTGAGAGAAACATAAACAACTAACTTGGAGATAGAAGAATGACAAATTTAAACGAAATAGCAGAAAAAGCTGAAAAACTTGCTGGAAAAATTGATATGACAGAGCTACATAAGGCCTTAGTTTTTTCAGGTGCAAATGATAATGTGACTATATGGATGGATGGTACATTTGATGTTTTATCATCTAATACATCTCCTAATACAGAAGAAGAATATATTACTTTAAAGGCATGGGGAATTGGAAATACTGAATCTGGTAATTATTCTGAAGGTTTTTATACACAGACTGACGAACAATCTGATAACGGTTTATTTTTAAATCCTGAAACTGGCAAAGAGTTAACAAGCGAAGAAATGATAACTGAATGTATTGAGGATGGATGTTGGGACGACTTCGCAAGTGACATAGAAAATCAGATTAAAATAGAAATGGAAGCAGCCGCATATTATTATTAATAATAAAAGCCCTCTTCGGAGGGCAAAGGTATAATATGAAACAAGACGGAAGAGGTAGACACGGAAACTGCGGGCGTAAAAAGAAAGAAGACCCGAGGAACAAGAATATCAATATAAGGATGAACGCATCCGAAAAGATCCGGTTCGATAATGCTTGCAAGGTCAGTGGGATATCTCAGGCTGATTATTTAATGTCGCTGGTAGATAAGGATTTAAATAAATGAAAGCCAAGCACCTTGAGAGAGCTATGATATTTTGTGCGGTGGTGTGTGGGCTGGCTATTATGTTATTGACTTATCCATAATGTGTTGATAGTTATAGGTATAACCTATAACTATGAACGGTGCTTGAATGATACCTAACTTATTGCCATCTATATTCGGAGCCGAACTTGCAGCGCCAAACGATGATTTTTCTGCGTGGACAGGAGCCGAGCCGAATGAAATCCCCACGGGCTACTCTGTTTTTGGCAACGATGCAACTAATTTTGTTTCAGAGGTAACCAACGGCGCAAGATTTCTAAGTGATTCAACAAGCGGCTTAGTATTATATCGCAACTACACAGTCGAACCTGGCAAGATATATAATTTCAAAATCATAAAAACAGAATACGTATCAGGTGATATTAGGTTGCGTATTCGTGATATAACAAATGCCGCTGATATTTTGGCAACATCTCTTATGGGATGGCAGGAGGGCAACGAGCATACATATAAATTCACAGCGCCAGTATTATGCGTAGAGATTTCAATCACAGTATCAAGAATGCCTGCAGGAAATACAGATTATGTTATGAATAGCTGGTCTCTTAAAGAAGAAACTAAACTTTTACCACAAATATAAGGTGAAAATATGGCTTACAAGCTTTTGTCAGAATTAAATAAAGAAAGTGTGAACAGGGGTTATGAGGAAACTGTTGCGGCTTCGGGTGACGGAGACTGGATTATATTGGACGATATTGAGCCCGGTAAACCATTTACGCTTGGCTTGGACATAGGAACTGGAAGTGGGTCTATTGAGTTTACAACTCGGACACCGGCAGCAGTAAAGGCAGGAACTGGTATTAATGAGCAAGTGTGGTCTCTTGGCACTATTAGCGGTTCAGCCTCAGTTACCGCCGAGTCACATATAACAGCCGTACGCATGGTTAACGCATCTGGCACAACCACTTTGACGATAACGCCATGATAAAAGAAGCCGCCGAGCTACTATTAGTTAAATATGGTGTGCAAAATACATTATTGTTGGCACTGATGGCTAAATTTATGTGGGACATGCGCGTCAAGTACATAGCAATAGACATAGACCTAAAAAACGTAAAAGAGGGCGTACATGAAGTCAAAGAAAAAGTCGACAAAATCGAAACAGAACAATACGCCATCAAAAACCGGCTCAGTATCGCCGAAAAGTTCGGCCAAAAAAAAGAAACCAACCAGGGCTTCACTGACAACAGGAGTCAATAATGGTCAGAAGCCCAAAAAAAATAGGAACGGCAAGCGCTACGCTTCTTAGTTTCGTGCTAATGTTCAACGGTGCGTACTTCGACATCCTCAACACATACACAGCTATACCGGATGAAGTATGGAATCATATTACATTCGCAACAAAGGACGCTCAGATTTTAGGCATTAGCCTTTTGGGCGCACTCTACGTACCATATAAAAACATCCACGTTAAAACACTCTTATTTTTATTCACACTATGGAGAACAGCGGTATTAATTATAAACGTTATGTGCTTCGATAAACAATTCTCACTTTATACCATATACACCCTCGATTGCTTTTACATATTGTGGGCTATAAGATCATTATATATGAGAAAACTTTCCGGAAGAAACCCAATCGGCAAAGAAGCCTTTTATATTCTCCTTACCATAAACTCAGTACTGGGACTACTTCAAGCAATGTTCTTACCCTGGCACCCGGCAAGATATGAAACAAGAATGATATCAGACGGCACACATATCTGGTCAGTGCACTATGGAGAGTATGAGAAGAACCTCATTGAATGCACAGATATTGACAAAATACACCATGTTAAGGTATCATTAAACAGAAAGCTTGTTGACTTTGAGATTGAAAAGCTTGATAAACTTGTCGGCCAAAAAGCAATAGCCGGCATTAAAGATTGCAGAAAGTTAATGGTAGCAGGTAAAATATGATAAGATTTTACATAGAGCTTATCATCGAAAAGGTTTTATACGTGTTTGACTGGATTAAATACGGCAATAGCGAAGCAGGAAAGAAGCAACGGGCAGCGCGAGACTTTATACGTGTAATTACAAGGAGATAACATGAACGGAACAACCGTGGATAAGCTTTTAAATATTATCGAGGATTACAGGAAAGAGAGCCATAGCCAAAAAGATCAAATACAGCACCTTGCGAGTGGACAAGCAAATGCGTCGCTTGGCAAAAGGATTAAAAGTCTTGAGAACGCAAGGGCAGAACTTATTGAAGAGAATGATAAATTCATGGAGACTATTAAATCAGAACAAAGCCATTCCACAAGGCTATCTGAAAGATACAACAAGATTGTCGGAGAGCAAGCTACAGAGATTGAAAGCTTAAAAACAGAGCTTAGCAAGCAAACAGAATGGAACGCGCAGAGAAAGAAGCGTGCTGAAGATGCAAGAGATGGTGATTATGAGATACCAAATAAGCATGTGTAGCTTTTGTAAAACATATTATGGCTACGGCGCTACATGTAATTGCGGTAAGAACGGCGAAAATGAAGAGCCGCGTAAACAGGGCTCTGAGTTAACTTGTCACACGGGGGAAACACTTTAATGCCAGCACCTAAAAATAATCAATTTTGGAAAGCGAGGGCAAAGCACGGGCGTGATAAGATATTTTCAAGTAAGTCAGTCTTAAAAGAATCTTGCGAAGAGTATTTCCAGTGGTGTGACGATAATCCACTCTATGCGGCTGAGCTTGTAAAATTCCAAGGGAAAGCGACGTTACAGGAAGTCCCCAAAATGCGCGCAATGACTGTTTCAGGGCTTTGCATCTTTCTTAATATCACGACAGACACATGGTACCGGTACGCAAAAGATAAAGATTTTTCTGATATCGTACACGAAGCTGAGCAAATTATAAGAACTCAAAAGTTTGAGGGTGCAAGCGCTGAGCTATTAAATGCAAATATAATAGCCAGGGATTTAGGCTTAGCTGATAAAAAAGAACACACCGGAAACATCGAGCTTAACAAAGAGACAGACGAAGAACTTGACAACCGAATCAAATCACTCTTAGGCGGCTTGGATGCAGATAGCGATTAATATACCAGAATCACGTGAAGACAAACTTGCTCTTATCTCAGCATTGGAAGAGAAGAAGAACAGATTTGATGCCGATAGATTGAATAGGCAGTATCTTTCTTTCTATGGTTGGCAACAGAAGTTCTGCTCAAATACCAACGAGTATTTCGAATCATGCCTTTGTGCCGCTAACCAGATTGGTAAGACAAGAGTCGGCACAACCATCGACGCAATGCATTTGACTGGCGAGTACCCTGAAGATTACCCAGGCTATAAGTTTGAATTTCCTCCGACATGCTGGTGTCTTGGTTATTCGATGGAGAAGACACGAGACTTATTGCAGAATGAGTTGTTCGGTGTCTACACACCCGGCATAGGGTTTGCTGGTGGATTAATCCCTAAAGATAAAATACACAGCCAGGAGTCAGCGCAAGGCACCGTTAATGCAATGCGGACGGTTAGAGTAAAGCACAAACTTGGTGTTTCAATAATGCAGTTCTGGTCGTATACCCAGGGGCAACATGCTATTATGGGTGATGTCGTAGACTGGGTACATGTAGACGAGGAGCCAAGAGACCAGTCAATACGGCCGCAGCTTTTAACAAGAACTATTAATGGCGATCGTGGAAAAGGCGGCCGTATAATTTACACATTTACCCCTGAGA